CCTGTTGAACGTAGAAACCGTAAAATGGCATCAAGAAGGTCTAAGTTTAAAAGACGTGCTAAATTAAGACAGGCACTAAGAAAAAGAAAAATGTCTTTAAGACGCAGAAGTGCAATGGGATTATAAATGAAACTCATTAAAGAAATTACAGAAACAGTCAGTTATCTGGTAGAAGAAGCCGATGGCAAAAAATCTTTGCATATTGAAGGTCCTTTTTTAGTTGCGGAAAAGAAAAACCGTAATGGTCGTTTGTATGAATACAATACGATGAAAAAAGAGGTCGCTCGATATACAGAAGAATACATCAATAAGCACCGTGCTTTTGGTGAATTAGGCCATCCTGAAACACCAAGTATTAATCTAGACCGTGTATCACACATGATTACATCATTAAGAGAAGATGGTAATACATGGGTTGGTAAAGCAAAAATTTTAGATACTCCTATGGGTAATATCGCCAGAAGTCTTATTGAAGGTGGTGCTCAATTAGGTGTATCTTCAAGAGGTATGGGCTCGTTAAAGAACGTTAATGGAGTTAATGTCGTTCAGCCCGATTTTTATCTAGCCACAGCGGCAGATATTGTAGCAGATCCTTCTGCACCTGGTGCGTTTGTACAAGGTATTATGGAAGGTAAAGAATGGATGTTAGTCAATGGTGTTTGGACCGAGGTCGAATACTCTCAGGCGGTACAACAAATCCGCCAAGCTTCACGTAGAGAAATCGAGGAAGTAAGTCTGCACATTTTTGAAAACTTCATGAAAAAACTTTAAATATAAATATCCAATATAAATCAAGGAGATTTTTCAAAATGAAAAAATTTAATCTGTCCGAAGCCGCTAAGCAAATTTTGGTTGGTGAAGGTGCCAAAGAAACGTTTGATTCAAACATTTCGTCCAAAGCAAGTGGTCAAGATAAACCACAGAAATTAAACTTGTCGGTTGGTTACGGCACCAAAGACGCTGGCGAAATTGGTACGAAAGTTACCAAAACAAGCGATGCTGGTCCCACACCAACAAAAGGTGTTCCTACAGCAACACCTCCTGGCGCAACACCTCCTGTAGGTTCTGATCCAATGAAAAAGTTAAAAGGTCAGCCTGCTGAAGATAAAGCTGCTGAAGAATCTGATGTTCAAGGTGGTGAAGATTCTTACGAAACAATTCGTGACCGTAAACCTGGTATTAAACCAAAACAAACAATGCAAGCCAATCCTGGCGCTACATTCCAATCTTATGGTGAAGAAACTGAATCTGATGAAGAAGTTATTGCTGAAGCAGAAAAAGAAGAAGGCCATGAAGATGAAAAAGAAGATAAAGCCATGATTAAAAAAATGATGAAGAAAGAAAAAATGAAAGAAGATTTAGACGCTCTTTTATCTGGTGAGAACCTTTCTGAAGAATTTGTTCAAAAAGCTTCCACAATTTTTGAAGCTGCCGTTATTGCTCGTGCTGAAGAAGTTATTGCTGAAGCCGAAGTTGCTTTGCAAGAACAATTTGAAGCCGCAGTAGAAGAAATCAAAGAAGATTTGGCCGCTAAGGTTGATGACTATCTCAACTACATGGTTGAGGAGTGGATGAAAGAAAATGAAATCGCCATTGAAAAAGGCCTCCGTGCTGAAATCGTGGAAGACTTCATTACAGGTCTCAAAGGTTTGTTTGAAGAGCATTACATTGATATTCCTTCCGAAAAAGTTGACGTTGTTGGTGAGTTAACTGACAAAGTTGAGGAACTTGAAGCTGCTCTTAATGAACAAATTAGTAAAGGTGTCGAGTTAACCAAAGAGTTAAACGAACAGAAAAAAATTGAAGCCATTTACACAGCGTGTGAAGGCTTAACCCAGACTCAAGTAGAAAAATTAAAATCACTCGCAGAGGGTGTGGAATTTACTACTGAGGAAGAATTTGCTACCAAACTTTCTACTTTGAAAGAATCATATTTCAAAGCTGAAGTTAAAGTTGCAGACAATTCTTCACTAGACGATGAAGTTCAAATTGAAGAAGATAAGAAGCCAGTTGCTTCTTCCGACCCAATGATGGAACTTTATTCAAAAACCATTTCACAAACTTTGGTTAAGTAATTAACCATCAATACATAAAAAAAGGACTATAAAATGTATTTGACAGAAGAACTACAAAAGAAATGGCAACCTGTTCTCGAGCATCCTGAGCTCGAAGCGATTGCCGATCCTTACAAGAAAGCTGTTACAGCTCTTGTTTTGGAAAATCAACAACAAGCTATGAATCAAGATCGTATGGCTTTGAATGAGACCGCCACTGGTGGTTCCACCCCTGCCAACATTACTGGATCTGCTATCAGCAATTTTGATCCTATCTTGATTTCATTAGTACGCCGTGCTTTGCCAAATCTAATCGCTTATGACGTTGCTGGCGTTCAGCCAATGACTGGTCCTACAGGTTTGATTTTCGCAATGCGTGCACGTTACACAAGTCAAACAGGTACAGAAGCCTTCTACAACGAAGCTAATACGGTATTCTCTGGTTCTTTCTCTGAGAACAATCCTTATGGTTTCAAAGGTACACGTGCATCTGACATCTCCACTTCTTTCCAAGATCCTACTGGCAACGCAACCACATCTGGTATTGCAATGCCTACAGCTAACGCTGAGATTCTTGGTACAGATACAGATTATACAAAGAACTTCCAACAGATGGCATTCTCGATTGAGAAAGTTACTGTAACAGCACAATCACGTGCTTTGAAGGCTGAGTATTCTCTGGAACTTGCACAAGACTTAAAAGCAGTTCATGGTCTTGATGCTGAAACAGAATTGTCAAACATTCTGTCTACAGAAATCCTCTCTGAAATCAACCGTGAAGTTATCCGTACAATTTACACCTGTGCTGTTGCTGGTGCTCAGTATGGTACAACTACCGCTGGTTATTTCGACCTTGACACAGACTCTAACGGCCGTTGGTCAGTTGAGCGTTTCAAAGGTTTGATTTTCCAAATCGAGCGTGACGCTAACGTTATTGCTAAGCAAACTCGTAGGGGTAAAGGTAACGTATTGATTGTTTCATCTGACGTAGCATCTGCAATGGCTATGGCTGGTGTTCTTTCTTATACTCCTGCTCTACAAACTGATTTGCAAGTAGATGACACAGGCAATACATTTGCTGGTCTGTTACATGGCCGTATCAAAGTATACATCGACCCATATTTTGGTGGCTACACAAGCAACCAAGAGTTGGTAACGATTGGTTACAAAGGTACAAGTCCATATGACGCTGGCTTGTTCTATTGCCCATACGTTCCTCTCCAAATGGTTCGTGCAGTAGACCAGTATACATTCCAACCAAAGATTGGATTCAAGACTCGTTACGGCATGGTTGCTAACCCATTCTCGAATGGTGCTTCTGGTGTATATCCAGATGATGGCAAGTTACAAGCCCGTAGAAACGTATACTATCGTTTATTTGGCGTTAAGAACTTGATGTAATCAAAAAGTCTTCGACAAGAAGGACATTTAGAGAGACCACTTCGGTGGTCTCTTTTTTTTTGCGTATATATAATACAGTAGTATTTTTATTATTTTTAAAAGGAAATTATTATGTTTACTGATCCGTACTATTATAAGTCTTATAGTGAATGGTTGGCTAGTCCAGATATTTTTGAAAGAGAAAGTTCTTCAGGATTTATTAAAATATTAAACTCTCTTGACCGTGACATTGTGGCAGCAGAAGTAGGTGTTGCTTTTGGTACCAATATGTTTCATATGATGGAGAAAGTACCTAGGATTACCAAGTATTATGCTGTAGACCAATGGGACGAATACAAAGATTATGCTGATGATTGTCCATGGGGACACATGGATGGTAAAATGATGCAAAGTGTTGGTGAAACTTTTTTGAACAAACTGAATAGTCCAGATAATAAAAATAAAGACAAAGTAGTTTTAATTAAAAAACCTTCAGAAACAGGCCACCATTTTATTGAAAATGATTCTTTGGATTGGATTTTTATTGATGCAAATCATTCCCATAAATCGGTTTACCAAGATTGTATGAACTACTGGCCTAAAGTTAAAAAAGGTGGTGTTTTTTCTGGTCACGATTGGTTTACCGATGACCGTGGTGTAAACACGGTAAGAAACGGAATATACCAATTTTGTGATGAAATGGGTATTGATAAAAATTCAATTATTTCCATGAGAGATGATCCTGACCATCATAAAAATGAAGGTTGTTGGATGATTTGGAAATAAAATAAGCCGCATTAGGGCGGTTTTTTCATCACCTAAATAAACGTATGACAGCACTTACAAGAATCCCCCAGAATACAAATTATCTTCAAGCGTCAAAGTATATTCTTACATTTGACAGAATTGGATCGGTACAGTATTTCTGCCAATCAGTAAACCTACCTGGAGTTAATCTAGGACAGGCTCCATTGTTTACTCCAACGTTGGATATATTCGCACCTGGTAATAAAATAACTTACAACCAGTTAAACGTTGATTTTGCCGTAGATGAGAAGTTAGAAACATGGCAGAATATATACTCTTGGATGCGTTCCATCGCCTCTCCAGAGAGTTTTGAGGAAAGAAAAAGGTTGGCAGCACTACAAAACCAATATAAACAAACACCTGAAAGCCCATATTCAGATGCCACTTTAACTGTATTAAATAACTTGAACAATCCGACCATACGGGTTCAGTTTATTAATGCATTTCCAATCATGTTGGCAGACATTGTTTTTGATACCAAATTATCTGCTGATGATATTATGTACTCCACAGTAACATTTCAATACGACTATTACAATTTTATACCAGTTTAAGCTTGACAAAATAACATATTTGTGTTATTATAAAACTTTAAAATAACTTTTTTATTATATTATGGAAACATTAGAGCAAGTACTTAAACATTGGGAAAAAGATGTAGAGATTGACCAGACGGAACCTGGCAAAGAACTTCTCCGTATTCCGGTATTACACAACAAATATCTTTCCATTCTCACCAAACACAAGATTGCGGCCAAAAAGGCACACTTTGATTACCTGCGTATGCGTAAGGTAAAGATTGAGTATTATTCTGGCAGAATGAGCCAAGAAGAATTAGAAGAACATGGCTGGCAACCTTTTTCATTTGTATTGAAATCGGACATTAGTGCTTATCTGGAAGGCGACTCCGATTTAATTAAAATGTTAGAGAAAAAAGTATACCATGAAGAATGTGTATCGGTCATTGAATCTATTATGAGTGAATTGAAACAAAGAACTTGGCAACTCCGAGATTTTATCTCTTGGGAAAAATTTATAGGAGGCCAATAATGGCACATATCGTTGCAAATTTACCACCGGTAAAATGTTTTGTTCGTAAAGAGTTTCTCTATGACTTTCAAAAAGGTCATGGAGAACTTGAGCCATGTTGGTGGATAAGTATCAAATCATTAAGAGGTCAAGCATTTCGTATTGAGGCCTATCTCAATGAATATGGTGCATTATATGATAAACTGCCATTACACGCATTTTGTTGGAAACCAATTGAAGGCACTCCACAACCACTAGATAGTTTACAGTTGTGGGATTGTTTATCATATGATATAACTGTTCTTAAAAAAGCACAGTTGCAATCTATGAAGTGTAAGTTTAAATTGAAAGATGGAGGTTGGATGTATGGAGTATACCTTTTCACAGTTGATAGTGCCCATCCTGATTTTAATACTCTTGATACTGGCTTTTCCGAAGATGTTGAGGACCACAAGTCTTATAATTTTGTTATGTGTGATAACGGTCAGTTTGCTGCTCAACCAAATAATAGGTTGATTATATTAGAACCAAGTAGCAATCCAAAAGAATTAAAAATGGCAGATTTTAAGGTGGCTACAAAACGATGGTCGGTTGAAACTGATCCAAAATGGGCATTAGGTAATACTAATACTGTTATGTATGAATGATATAATAATCTCTAAAGTAAATGAGGTCTATGCAAAAATAGAATGTGAAAAGCACGTAGCCAAAGAGTTATCGGAGTTTTTTACATTTTTTGTTCCAGGTTATCAGTTTGTTCCAGCATATCGTAATCGTATATGGGACGGCAAGATACGCCTGTTTGATTTACGCAATAATACCATTTACATTGGATTATTAAACTACATTGAAGAATTCTGTAAAGAAAGAAACTATAGCTATGAAATTCAAAACAATTTGGATTTTGAAGATGAATTTTCTTTATATCATGCCAAGAAGTTTGCTGAGGAATTAAAGATACATTCTCGTGGTGATCCTATTGAAGTACGAGAACATCAATTGGATGCCTTTATTCATGCTATGCAGAAACGCCGAGCGTTGTTAGTTTCTCCAACGGCATCTGGCAAATCACTTATCATTTATCTAATCTTCCAACAGTTACACAAATATCAAAACCTTAAAGGCCTTGTAATTGTTCCCACCACATCATTGGTTGAACAATTATATTCTGACTTTGGTGATTATAACAATAGTGAAATGACCAATATTCACCGTATCTATCAAGGCAAAGAAAAAGAATCTGATAAAGATTTAATCATTTCTACTTGGCAATCATTATATAAAATGCCAAAAGAATACTTTGAACAATTTGATTATATTATAGGTGACGAAGCACACCTATTCAAAGCACAATCTCTTACTACTATTCTTACATCTTGTATCAATGCCAAATACCGTATTGGTCTTACAGGTACTTTAGATGGAACCAAAACACACAAACTGGTGTTAGAAGGTTTATTTGGTTCTGTAGAAAAAGTAATCTCAACAAAAGAACTTATTGATAAACAGCAACTTTCAAATTTTGAAATTAAATGTTTAGTTTTAAAACATACCGATGAAGAATGTTTAAAGTTAAAAGATAAAACATACCAAGAAGAAATTGAGTATCTTATTACACATGAAACAAGAAATAAATTCATTAAGAATCTTGCAGTTAGCTTAGGTAAAAATACTCTTATACTCTTTCAAATGGTTGACAAACATGGTCGTGTCCTGTATGATATGATAAAGAACAACAAGAATATTGGCAATAGAAAAATATTCTTTGTTTATGGCGGTACAGAAACTACTGACCGGGAAGAAATTAGAAAAATTATGGAGATAGAAAACG